GCTATAGGCGCTGCTGTCCTGGCTGTATTCTCAGGGCTTGCAACTATTGGTGCATGGGTAATAGATCGCAATGGACAGTAGTAAATATTTTTCTAAAGCTGAATTGCAATGCAAATGCGGGTGCGAACAAGCGCCAATGGATTCTCAGTTTTTAATGATGCTCGATGAGTTGCGCGAAAAATTAAACAAACCACTACGTGTCTCGTCTGGTTTTCGGTGTCCATCACATAACAGTAAGGTATCAGGGACAGGCGAAACAGGCCCGCACACTACTGGTATGGCCATCGACCTAGCTGTTGACCGTACATTTGCTTATGAAGTGCTAAAAATTGCAATGTCAATGGGCTTTACAGGGATTGGCGTAAAGCAGAAAGGCGGTGGCCGCTTTCTACATTTGGACACAATTACTGAAGGTTTACGACCTACTATCTGGAGTTATTAATGTTTCAAGCATTTTTGGGGCCAGTTTTGGGGATTGCTAAAGGTTTCATGGAAACTAGGGCGGTAAAGCAAAAACATAAGCTAGACCTAGAATCAGCACAAACTAACGCACAAATAAAAAGACTAGAAAGTGCGGCTCAAACCGTAGGCGATTATGATTTAGAAGCGTTAAAGCAAACCCAATATAGCTATAAAGATGAAGTTGCGATGGCGGTAGTTGTGGCCCCGTTTATTGGTTCTTTTTTGCCTTGGACGCAAGAATATGTAAAGCAAGGATGGATCCATTTAGCTGAACACAGCCCAAGTTGGTATGGGCCATTATTTTGCGCAGTTATCGCGGCGAGCATGGGAATACGCTGGGCTGTTTCTACATTTGGCAAAAAGAAATAGTGCGCTATCCACGACGAGTCCAGGTACAAGGTCAACGTGTCCTGGTAAAGAATCCGCAGGAAGAAAGGGAGCTGTTAGAGCGCAGTAAATCACAAATCAGCGATGAAGCTAAGTTAGCTAATGCGCTTGGTGATGAGAATTTAGGTTTATTAATTACTCGCAAAACCAAACGTATCGATAACCGATTGGCTGGCCCCAGCAAAATGCGTGCTGATGCCTGGCAAAAGAAGTTATTAGATGACGATGAGTTATTTTTATTATTGTAGGAAATAATCATGCCATATGGAAAAGGAACGTACGGCAAGGTTAAAAGCCGTTCGCCAAAAAAGAATACAAAAAAAGTAGTTCGCAAAACACCAAAAGCAAAGCCTAGAAAACGATACGCCTAATGAATCTTACAGTACGACAGAAAAATGCTTTAGCGCGCCATAGGGAACATCATACTGCTAAACATATGGCCGAAATGCGTAAAGCCATGCGCAAGGGAAAGACCTTTACCGAGTCCCACAAGATTGCGATGAAAAAAGTAGGCAAGTAATGGCTGAGTATCGAGGTCGGACGGTTACGTTAAACAAGCCAAGAAGATTACGCCAAGGCGACGTTAGTTACGGCAGAAAGAAAAGCGAAGTATTTGTGCAGGAAGGTGGGAAGGTACGCCGGGTAACATTTGGCGATCCTAATATGCGGATTAAGAAAGATCAATCAATAATTTGTAGAAAAAAACAAATGGATACAAAAGAACCAGTAAGGTCGAGAGGCGCACAACCTGGTAACCAAAACGCTAGTAAAGAAAATCGAGAGTATCGAGCAGCGTTAATGCGAACAGTAAAGCAATACGAGGGACGTGGTATCTCTCGTGGTGATGCGTTGAACAAAGTCACTGAAAAGCTATTAGAGCTCGCATTGGATGGTGAATTGCCTGCGATTAAAGAGTTAGGCGATAGAGTGGATGGGAAGCCAGCACAAGCAATCCATGGTGAGGAAGGCCAACCGCCAGTGATCACGTTTGAATGGAAAGATAATGGTTAGTTTTAGCCAGCCCCAGCGTTTAGCAACAGATCGAAGCGCAGCAGCTAAAACATTAAAGAATCCCAGTTGGTATCAAGGTTTGTCGGTGGGTATTCCTTCTGCTGTTGCAGGGCTACCTAGTGATCTATTTGCCATTACGCAAGACGATGCAATGGTTAAGGCGTTGCAAGGTTTGGGTATTCTTGGCCCAACTAAGCAAGACGTCGTTGATCGTGTAGTAAATACAGGATTGCTAAACATCGATGACCAGGAAGCATTTAACCTGGGGACAGGGTTAGCCAGTGACCTATTAGCTCCAGGTTTACCGTTTGCGCCTAGCGGTGCAGCACGAGCGGCGCGAGCGATTGATAATGTTGTTTCGTTATCTCCAGAAGAAAAAATATCTAAACAAATAACTGGTTTATTAAAATCAGGCAGAGCTGATGAAGTTACTGATGAAATGCTTGCAAACGCTGATGCCCCTTATTTGTTAAAAAAATATGATTTGCCTATGGATGCAGAAAGTCGCATGGCTCGTGGTAGAGAAATGGGTTTCGATGTTGATAATCCTGTTTATCATGGCACTCATAGCAAAGATATAAAAGCGTTTGAGGACAAGCGCATCGGGGAAAGAGACGATGGGTTTTATGGCAGGGGCCATTATTTTACACCAGACAGCGGAGAGGCTAGATATTACGGCCCGAATGTCGGCAAATATAATTTAAAAGGAAACTTTTTAGACTTAACAAATCGCGTTGGAGACAGAACTTTAGGAGATCCAGAGTATTTTAAATGGTGGGCTAATGAATTAGATAAAATTGATATGTTAGATGAGCCGACAACCAAAGGCTTAAAAGCTATGCGCGAACTAGACACATATGTTGACAACAATATTACATATGCAAAGTTTGATAACAATGATGGAACGACAGGCTATATGGCGCGAATCGTTGATCCAACAAGAGAGCCAGATGTTTTTAAAGGCAAAACTTATTATCCAACTATAGATACTTATATAAAACCACATGCAGATCAACAGGTTCCATTAACAAAAAAAGAAGCTAAACAAGGTGCAATGCATCGTTTTATTGATGAAATGCAATTTAGATCTAATCATCCTTTTAAAGATATAGATAACATACTTTATTCTTTATCTGATTACATTAGGGTGGGTGGTAAAGGCGCGGCAGAATTAACTAAAAAAGCAAGTGAAGCTGGTTACGATGGAATAAAAGTTGGAGATGAAACGGTAATTTTTAAACCTAAAAATATAAGATCGTCAGAATCACGTTTCGACCCGAGGTTGCAAAGTTTAGATAATTTAAACGCTAGTGTTGTGATGCCATCGGCAAGCCCTGGAATGTTCAATGGTTTGCTGACAAACCAACAATTAAGTTAATGGTTGCCATACAAATACCTTACAGCCCTCGACCATTACAACGCGAAGCCCACAACAACCCAGCACGTTTTAAATTATTAGTTTGCCACCGACGCTTCGGCAAGACCGTATTCGCGGTGAATGAGCTAATTAAAGCGGCTTGCACCAGCACTAAAGAAAATCCAAGGTTTGCTTATATTGCGCCTTTGTACCGCCAGGCTAAGAGTGTTGCTTGGGATATGGTTAAAACATTCTCCCGACCTATCCCTGGCATCAAGTACAACGAAGCCGAGTTAAGGGCAGACTTTCCTAACGGTTCACGCATTAGCTTATACGGTGGTGATTCGCCTGACACGTTGCGAGGCATCTATCTCGATGATTGCGTGATGGATGAATACGCGCAGATGAGTGAGCGGCTATGGCCAGAAGTCATTAGGCCAGCATTAGCCGATAGGAAAGGTGGCGCCATCTTTATTGGAACGCCAATGGGACACAATGCGTTCTACGACATGTACTCAGAGGTTAAAGATGATCCTGACTGGTACGTTAGATTGCATAAAGCCAGTGATACTGAATACGTTGAGCAGGAAGAATTAGACGCTGCTAAAAAAGCAATGTCCGAAGAACAATACCGACAAGAGTTTGAGTGTTCCTGGCAGGCAGCGGTCATGGGTTCCTATTACGGTCGATTGCTTGAGGAAGCAGAGACAGAAAACCGGATAGGCAAAGTGGCTCACGATACCGCGTTGGAGGTTGAAACGTGGTGGGACTTAGGTATCGGCGACAGTACAGCTATTTGGTTTGCTCAACGTGTTGGCACTGAGGTGCGGCTAATTGATTACTACGAAAACTCAGGCGAGCCGCTAAGCCATTACACGCAATTACTTGATGAGAAGCGACAAGGCGGCTATCAGTATTCGCACCATGTATTTCCGCATGATGTGAAAGCTAGGTCGTTAGATACAGGTAAAACACGAGTCCAAACATTGCAGACGTTAGGCATAGAGCCGCACGTAATGGCGGCAGATAGAGTTGAGGATGGCATCGAGGCGGTACGCCGTATGCTCAAGAATTGTTGGTTTGATGAGTTGCGG